CCAGTCAGCAAAAGTACGGTTACCAGCAAATTTCATTTCACGACCAAAGTAATAAATTGGTACCTGACCAATTGTAGAACCTGGCAGTTGTGCTGATTTTGCCATAAACTGAATTTTGTTACCGGCTGCGGATGAATTATTAGCAAATGTAGGCAATGTTAAAGTTACCTGGAATAGATTGGGACGGGCACCGTCACCAATCAGATTCGCTCTAAATTCTGCTACGTTGAATGTCATTGTTATCTCCTATATTCTTTATTTATTAGAACTGTCCAACGACTTCAGTAAAGTCAACACCTGTTCTAACTGCAACAAAGTTCAATTGGATAAAGTTGATTGAACGAGCAGGTTTAATGTAGATATCACCAACAAACTGGTTAGAATCAACAACCTGTGGAGTGTTATTTGTAGAATCACAAACTACTTTAAAGTCTGTAATACCACGGCGACCTTTAACATCACGAAGGAATGGAGTTACTAAGGCAACAAACTGTGCTTGTGTGAATGAATCATTAAACTCAAACAATGAATACTTGGCAGCAATTGCAATAGTCTTTTCCAATACGATGAACAATCTACGAACATTGATACGGTCAAATGCCGATGGTTTTGCTTGTAGAGTTTTGTCACCATAAAGAATTGTACCGTTTCCAGGGAATGTTACAACAGGATTGATACCTGAAGCATACAATGTATCACGGTATGTCTTGTTTGGATTCCATGCCAACTTAACAACATTCTTTAAGTTACCACGATTGAAACCAGCAGGTGAGAACCATGGATCACGAATGTTATCTGTATTTACACAAAGACCAGCCATGTCACCATTCAATGGAATCCAACGATATACGTTGTTATACTTGTCAAACATATACTTCCAACCAGAATCGGCGAAAGCATAAGATGTTGAACGAGCCAAAGAAGTGTTCCATGTTACAATGTTAGAAGCTTCAGAACCTGGTTGATTGATAACTGCTGAAGAAGGAGGCGATACAAATGCCACACAGTCTTTACGATAATTAACAATATTATCAATTACATACTGTTGAACTGTTACGTCAGCAGAACCTGTCATTACTAGGTCAATATTAACGGCATCAGCATTTTGGAACAACTGATAAGCAGTTTCTAAATCAGCATCAGTAGGTTGAGCATCAGCACCATTGCCTAATGTTACATAGTTAGGACCGGTACTTAGATTGTTACCTAACACAGCAAAATTGGTATTTGCTAAGTTTTTACCCCATGTACCAGAAGTATTTGCATACTGTGGATGGTCCATTACATAAATGTACTGTGAGTTATTATAGATGTAATTTTTGTAGTAGTTTGAATTACCCAAAGAATCTTTGGCGTCAGCACCTTTAGACATGAATGGGAATACTTCAAGAACAGTATTTTTTGTACCAGAGAATAAACCGCCTGTATCAACAACTACCATGTGGATTTCATCGTTAGATGAACCAAGTGCAGCTGCTTGAGCAGATGTACCAGGAGCAGAAGTAAAGTAACTAGAAACACCAACACCATTTACGTTCCAAGAACTAAATGAACTGGCAAGACCAGCATCAAGAACAGAAATTGTTAATGAGTTACCTAAAGCACCTGGATAACGAGCAACAACTGGACCATAAGCATTACCATTGGTCAAGTTTTGTAAGTATTGTGCTTGGAATACATCTTTGTTTTGTACTTGAACTGTACTTGTTACCAAACCTGTTATTGAACTTACGTTTGAAGAAGCGTTGTAAGCGGCAGAGTTAGCAGCACGAACCAATTGAAGATTATTACCATAAGCCAAGAAAGAAGCAGCGGTAAAGAATGATTGATATGTGTTAGAGTCTGGATTACCAAAACGTCTTGCTAAAGTAATTTCGCTATCTACTTGAATAATTTTATTTACTGGACCCCATACAAAAGCCCCAGCAAAAGCACCGGCAGTAGTTAGAACCGAAGGAACGACTGTTGTTAAGTCTATTTCGGAAACATTTACGCCTGGAGAGATTTGAAATGCCATTTGTTATCTCCTTGAATATTGATTTATTTGGCAGTTATGATACCATAGTGATATTTATGTAACACGGTATTTAGAGTTTTAACGACCAAATTCTCTAAAATATTGAGCGTATGTTTCCTGAGAGTCTGCCTTTTCCCAAACATCGCCACCTTCCATCATAAAATCATGTTCTAAACCGTTTTCTATGACTGGTGCCGGTAGAACATCTTCATCCATTTGATTCATATTTTCAAGTTGAAGCGTCTTACGGACATCATGAGCAACAATTTCTCTAAAGTATTTTTGTGTGGTTGCCCACGCAAACATTACTAAACCCATGACCATGTCATCATTAGCATCATCTTCAGCGGCAAAAGAACTCTTGCTGGCTACGAATGTTGTTAATTCTGAAATGGTATCAAAATCATTGATAATCAGTTTGTTACTTTCAATCAAGGTCTTTAGATTTGAACAACCAATTCGTTTGACTTGGGTAGACATTTTAAGACCTAATTGAACACCTCTTGCAAAACCACCAGACAACTGTTGTGGTTTTTTGTTACCTGTAAACACTTTAAACAGATTTTCGTATTCTAAATCTTGGTGTAAAATGTCAGCAATCTGTGGAGTATTGTTAATTTCTACCAAAACATAAGCATCATTATACAGTCTAGCGGCATTATAGATGACGGTTGGAAATAACAAAGTAGAAATTGAAGAACTCTTATATGTGGCCACTTGTTCATACGGCATTGTAGAAATATCGATTACAGAGAAAGCGGATGAGTCCAGACCTTTGCCTTCCGATACGTCAACCCAAATAGCGTACATATGTTCTTTTTGTGCCTCACCATCAGACTTGACAGGATTTTTATAAATCTTCATCATGTCGTGTTCAAGAATAGGCTGTTGATAAGCCAATTGTTGTAACTTGGTGGCAGAGACTAAAGTATTGGTAGAACCTAAGAACTCAGTTTCAAACTCCTGACGGAACTGGTGTTCAGAAGTATTTTTAATCGTTTCTTCTTTCCATTCTTCATCACGGCCTGGTACCATAGACCAATGAATTTCAAAAGGAGTATAATTATTCTTCTTGTTGATTGCATCGTTCCAAATTTTGTAGAATAAATTCATACCATTTGGTGTAGATACAATAATAATTTTTGTTTTTGTACCAGCAGTAATCACAGGATAAACTGAGGTAATAAAGTCATAAGCAATATTGGACGGTACGAAAGCAAACTCGTCTAAGAACACAATGTTAAAAGAACCAGAACGAGAAGCAGAACTAGAGGTGGAATCGGCAACAATAACGGAACCATTTTCTAATTCAATACGACCTTTGTTCCATTCTACAACACCTTGTTGCAACCACATTGGCAAGTTTTCATATGCTAATTGTAGTTTACTTAAAATACCACGAGCAGTACCGCCACGGTTAGCAAGAACAGCAATAGATTGAGAATCTTTAAACAGAACTGTCCAGAGAAGATATGCTACGGCAGTTGTGGTTTTACCAACCTGACGAGGACATTTAACAATACTAAAACGATTATCATGAAAAGTATTAATCATGTCTTTTTGAAATTCGTACATATCAAAAGGAACTAGACCTTCATCTAGTGTAATAATCTTAATGTATTTGGTAAAATAAATGGGGTCTTTAGCACATCTGACATATTCATCAAATTGCTCTTGTGTATAACTCTGTTGAATTCCTACTCGTTTGAGTAAAGGATTATCACGATAGGATTGTTTACTTGTGGCCATTATCTTTTAATAGTTTGCCTAAGTCTGCCGTAGAACCAACAAAAATTGCTTTGTCAATTGTGGTATTATTGACTTCTTTCTTTTTATCCATCTCACGCATTTGCTTTTGAATATTTAATAATTCTTTGTTTGCGTCCACCATATTTTTAAGTAGTGTGCCATAAACTTCAAATGCTCGTGGATGTTGTCCTGCCTTGGCAATATTAAGTATTTCTTCCATGGCTTCATGGCCTTGGTCAATAATACCTTGAAGGTTTTCTTTAGACTGTTGATATGCGTCTGTCAAGTCAGATTCAATATCTGGTTTATTATATTTGGCAGATACCGTAGGAAGTTTTTCTTTCTTTTCTTCTGGCACAGGTGTCACATCAAATATTTCAGACAAATTTTTATTCAATTCATTCATAATAGTATTTTATACTCCGTTAAACTGGAAGAGTGTGTCTTGTCCCGAACTATTTTTGCCAGATACAAATAATCTTTTGCCTGAAGGACTCAATGCGGTA